ACCGCGAGACTCGCAATGCCAAGGCTGAGAAGCGGATGGCCTCCCATATCAACCGGGCCCCAGAAGACTGGTCAATCGATAACGCTGTCTTTGAGTTTGCCAGCCGCATGGTTCGGTGGGACATAACTCCGTGGGAAGGTTCACGCGCAGTTTTTAAGACGGCGTACGCAAAAGCGCGCAGAGAGTACGGAACTAATGGCGTTATAGAAGCCAAGATGATGGAGATCTTCTTTGGTCAACTTGACCATGAGAAGAAGGTTAAGGACTCTGATATGGTCTGGCGATTATTCTTGAAGAACTTCGGCAGTCTGCACATTGCTGCTCAACAGAGCACAAGCGCTCCTGAAGAAGTAACCAAGGCTAAAGACGTATCTAAGCAACAGTTGGAGAGGTTTTAATGTTTAAGTTAAACGACTTAAAGATACGGCGCAAGGCTTGGGTCAAAGCCGCAAACATAAATCCAAACCGACTTGGCTGGTTGCTAGATGATTGCACTGTTATTCATTCAGATGATCGTAAGAAGATTGACGTCTGGATGGATGCGCTAGAGCGCGGAGAAGTTGTCCGCTCTGCTGGGAACTCTAGATGCGGTAAAGGTTTACTGCTTTGGGGTGAACCAGGTCACGGTAAAACTACTTTGGCTCTATCCATTATCCAAGAGATCATGACACGTTTCCCTATCGAAGCCTTTGATGTTAAAGAGGGTCGTGTACTTATTCGTCCTTGCTACTTCATTACTTTCAACGACATACTTAACCTTAAAGGTCAGTTAATGGATGAAGCAGATGACGAAACTCAAATTTTATATCAAGGTATCTTGGGTGACTGCCCAAACGATTCATACAACATACGTGTACTGATCATTGATGATCTTGGTAAAGAGCACGCTTCTTTATCTGGTTGGCAGAAAAGTATGTTGCATCATGTGTTGCGCACACGATTCAACAATGGATTGCCTACTATTGTTACCACGAACATTTCGTTAGACAACTGGGGCTATGTATACGGGGATGCTACGGAGAGTTTTGCTCACGAGTCATTCTTGTACTTACCCATTGAGACTTCGGATCTAAGAAAGTGAGCTGTGCAATGACTACCAAGCTTATCCAGGTGTTTTTGAGTCAGACTCAGACCCCTGGGCCAGGTATCTATGAGGTATCAGGCGATGAGACTGGGACGCTTTATTGCACTTGCCCGGGCTTTAAAGGCCGTAGTACCTGCAAGCACTCACGCTTTGTTAAGTCTCGCATTGATAGCAACAACGGCACCTACCCACTTGAGATCTCAAGCCGCGCCACTGAAGAGGACGCCGCTAAAGCCAAGAAGTCAAGCAAAGACTTCAGAGAGTTTGTTATCAAGTACGGAAGGATTGAGGTCTACTAAATGCGGAACGGGGACATCAGCAATGAGCTCCCCAAGCGAATACTCGTTACAACAGACGCGTTTTCAATTGTGGAATCAAGCATCACTAAACGGTTTAAAGTAATACCAAAGGTAAATAAAGAGCTGAAGATACGTAAAGATATCCTCAGCCGCTTCTACCTGTTCACCTCTCGTCAAGGGGTTACTCTTGAACTAATCTCTTATGCAATTGACGATGCTGGTCTTGAAGAACTAATGCTTACGCTAGATGCCATGGGTACTAATCCATTTCGTTACTCAAGAGCGTATGAGTCTATTGATGAGGTTGTAAAAGACTTACCTTATAGACCAGAAGTTATTGGTGTTATTGATCTGCCAAAAAATCTGCTACGTTACGGGCACTGGGGAATGGACTTTAACTATCTATGAATAACGAATCGTACCTACTAAGCAAGGTCATTACTGATAAGCGCATTGGCTATGTATTAGAGCGCGGTATTAGCGATGAGTGGTTCTCAGACACTACAGATAAGAACATCTATAAGTTCTTACAACACCATTACACGGAGTATCAAGAGGCTCCCAGCCTAGAAGTTATTCAAGCCAACTTCCGTAACTATGAGCCAATTGAAGTAGAAGATTCTATTGACTACTTCATTGACAAGTTAGTAGAAGGCCGCCGCAAGTCTTTAATTATTAACACTATGATTGACGCTAGTCAGGTGCTTGAGTCTAAGAGGCCCGAGTCTCACGAAGATGCCCTCATTAAGTTGCAACAAGGCTTTGCTCTTCTAGAGCAGACTGGTCTAGGTTCTACAACTGATCTTGAGATTAGACACGCTGCTAAGTCAGCTATGGAAGAGTATGTGAACCGTAAGAACAGCCCTGGATTGTTAGGGTTACCCACAGGATTTCCTACTATGGACGCCTCTACTTCAGGACTACAACCAGGCCAACTAGTAGTTATCGTTGCGCCGCCTAAGACAGGTAAGTCAACGCTTGCCCTACAGATTGCTATTAACTGTCACCTCAATGGTCACAAGCCTATGTTCATGTCCTTTGAGATGAGCAACAACGAACAGAAGACTCGTTACTACGCTATGCGCGCTCGCATCTCCCACAGGCGCCTTATGACAGGAACACTTACTCTTGAAGAAGAGCAGCGCTATGAGCGTATTGTTAACAGCATCCAGACTATGAATGATGACTTCTGGTTTACAGACTCCTCTAGCGGTCTGACCGTTAGCGCAGTAACTAGCAAGATCCAAGGTAAGAACCCTGACATTGTTTTTATTGATGGTACATACCTTATGTTTGATGAGGTGACTGGTGAGTCCAATACTCCACAGGCTATTACTCAGATTACTCGTAACCTCAAACGTCTTGCTATGAAGATCAACAGGCCTATTGTTATCTCTACTCAAGCGCTCTCATGGAAGATGAAGAAGGGTCAGGTTAGCGCCGACTCTATTGGCTACTCATCTTCCTTCCATCAAGACGCTGACGTTATCTTTGGTCTTCAGCGTGAAGACGAGAACGTAGATGACACTCGTCTGCTTCGTGTTATTGCTAGCCGTAATTCAGGTCTTAGTGAGGTATCCCTTATGTGGGACTGGAACACTGGCGCCTTTAGAGAGATGGACAATAACGACCTATGACCGTTGAAGAGATGGAAGAGACACTTGCTGATCTTGGAATCAAGGTCATTGGCACACGAGGTTGGGAAGTTCAGGGAGAGTGCCCAGCCCACGAGGAGCGAACAGGTCACCCTGATCGCAATCCTTCTTGGTATATCAATGCTGACTCTGGCGCGCACATCTGTTTTTCTTGCGGATTTAAGGGCAACCTATACTCACTGGTTGCTTACGTTCGTGGGGTGCCACTAGACCAAGCAACCGACTGGGCAAATACCAACCTCAACTTGGTAGCGCGTCTTATGCGCTTAACTGAACCAGAGAAGAAACAAGAAGAAGAGACAATAAGAGTTACTGAGTCAATGCTTGGAGCTTTTGTAAACGTACCTGATGAGGCTTTGGTTGCTCGAGGCCTTACACGTGAGGCAGCTAACCTGTATGGAATTAGATGGGATCGCCACCGCGGTAACTGGATCATTCCTGTACGCCACGTTTACGGCACACTACTAGGCTGGCAAGAGAAAGGGTTTAGTACCCGTTACTTTAACAACCACCCAAAGGGTATGAAAAAGGGCAAAGCACTCTTTGGTTATCAACAGTATAAATCGGGTGACATGATTGTTGTTGAGTCCCCATTAGACGTTGTACGCTTGGCTTCAATAGGTATTACTGGTGGGGTTGCGACCTTTGGCTGCGCCATTACCATTGAACAGCTAAGCGCTATACGAGGAGCAGACCGGATTATCTTTGCTTTAGATAACGATGAGGCTGGAAGAGTGGCTTCTAGAGACATGATCACTCGTTGCAGAGAACTAAAGGCTGAGGCGTGGTTCTTTAACTATAAGGACATTGATGTAAAAGACGTGGGGGCTATGAGCCGCTCAGAAGTGGTACTAGGATTACAGAACGCGCAGCACATGATTCGTGGAGAGAGGGCTATTGCATGATCATCGGTCTAACAGGTTACGCTAGAAGTGGTAAAGACTCAGTAGCAAAAGTTCTTGTAGAACAATATGAGTTTACGCGTGTGGCATTTGCGGACAAGATAAAAGACCTACTGGTTGAGATGGATCCTATTCTTGAAAATGGTCACCGCTTAAGCTCTACTCTGGAGGAATATGGATGGGACATTGCTAAAGCAAAGCCTGAAGTTAGACGGCTATTACAAGCGCTGGGCGTTGGCGCGCGAAAGGTGTTTGGCAAAAACCATTGGATTGTTGAAGCCTTAAAGAACATAGACCAAGAGAAGAACTACGTCGTAACTGACGTTAGGTTTATAAACGAAGCTGAATGGCTTAGGGATATCTACGGCGCCCAACTGTGGCGTATAAAGAGACTAGGGGTTGGTGCTATCAACTCCCACGTATCTGAGTCAGAAATGGACGACTATAAAGTAGACCAGATCTTTACTAATAACGGTACTATTGAGGACCTTGAACTAATGATCAAGACTCGGATGAACGGCTTAAAGTGAGCCCTTACATTGATAAAGATGTAATGAAGAAATACCAAAGAAACTGGATGCGCAATCGTCGTCAACTTTGGGTAGATTCTCACGGCCCCTGCGCACACTGCGGCGGTTTTGATAGACTTCAGGTAGACCATATTGACCCATCTAAAAAGACCATGAACCCCGCAAAACTTTGGTCCATGTCCGATAAAAATGACAAAAAAATAGCGGAACTTGAAAACTGTCAAGTGCTTTGTCACGCTTGCCACTGGAAAAAGACTCTAAAAGAAAGAAGGGAGCGTAAAGAATCAAATGACTTTTACGGGGACTCTCCTTCCATACCAACCTGAGGCAGTAGACCGCATGTGCGACCGCTCTAGCATGCTGGTTGCCTATGATCTTGGTTTGGGTAAAACCGTTATAACCATTGCCGCTATAGAACGTTTGATGGATGAGCGAAAAATTGATGAGCCAGGCCTTATCATTTGTTTATCCTCATTGAAGTATCAATGGGCTAATCAGATTGAGAAGTTTACAGATGGCACTTCACGCGCTTTGGTCATTGATGGAACCCCGTCTAAAAGAGAAGCCCAATACGAAGAGGCTTATGATTGGCGTAACTCTGGGGTTGATTACATTGTTCTTAACTATGAACAGGTGGTCAACGACTGG